TAAAAAACCCATCATCACCACCACCATCATATGAAATAATAACAGCCTCATCAAAATTAGACTGGTAATACGATGAGGCTGCATGGGCACGGTGGTGCCAAGTTCTTACTAATTTTGTAGCTGGTATAAAATCCTTGTAGCTTGTTACTATATCATTGTGTGTAACTTCAGAGTTACTATGAACCATTACATCTACAGGAAACTCAATACCAAGATTATTTTGTAAATATAAAAGAGCCGTCTTTAAACCCAACTCTCTATTCCTAGCAACTTTATATTGTGCTAGACCTAAATTTTTACCGTTAAATAATCTTTCAAACTCAACAACAGTATATTTACCGTTCTGTTCAACTGCAATACCACCGTTATGTGAGCCGTAAAATCCAATATTAGCCATGTACTTATTTACTTACACCATACCTATAAGCCACTGCTAATTTTTTATCGAGTTCAGGTATAATGTAGTTCTCCCAAAAATCGATATCTTTAGACCAATTTTTGTAATACCCAATCTTATCACCTTGTTTATACTTACCATCTTCAGATGTTATTCCAATCTGAAATGTGGGCCCATTGGATATAAGAACACCGTGATTTACAGCCATATCCCTCAAACCACTGTATTTATCTAAACCTGTCTTAAAATTAAGATAAATTTCAGCCTGTAAATACTGAGGTATAAAACGATTTTTTACAGTTAAAAACCGTAAAGTTTTACCAGAGTAATTACGTGCTTCTGTAAGCATTTCATCATTCTCGTTATTTTCATCTTGCTTTTCATTAGAAGCAGCTATTTGACATAGAACACTTGCAAGATATGTAGGACCACTACCACCAGCCTGGTTCTTTACCAAAGATGGGTACATTGCAGTAGGATCACCATAAACATGGTTACTAAACAATATAGTGGTGCCTGCAGCAGCAGCCTTGTAGGTAATAAGGCGCATCATAGCTTTCAGCGTCTTAGCACGAAGACCCATATCAGCAGCAGATTTATCCTTTTCAACATCATCAATTTCTTTTTGAGATGCAAGGTTACCAAGTGAGTCAACACTTACAATAAACCTACCTTGAAGACCTTTTTCAACCACACTATCTAAAAATGTAGATAGTTGATTCCTGCATTGCTCAACAGTATAGACTGGAACATATTTGGTCTTTTCAGGGTTAACCCCAACATTGATAGCACTTTCTTTATCGACAGCGAACTCAGTATCAAAAATAACTGGTATCAAACCGAGTTTATTTTGTGCAATACCAAGAATTTTATTAATAATAAAGGTTTTACCAACACCAGATTCTCCAGAAAACCCTACGATACGACCTTTAGGTACACCACCATTGCGTATTTTACCACTAACAATGGCATTTAGAGCGTAGCAACCAGTATCATACCAGGTATCTACGTTTGATAAAGCACTTTCACTAAGAAAAGTAGCTTCAGGGTTGAGTTTATCAAGACGTTCAAAAACGTCGTTAATATCTATTTCTTTAGTTCCCATATTTACTCATCAAAAAGTTTGACAACCTTTATTTGCTCGCTAGCTTGTTGCACTTGTGCTTGTGGTGGGTTTACAGCATTATAATACTGCTTTTTAAGCTGTTCACTCAATTCAATTGAAGTTGCTTTAGCACAATTATTCTTTGGAAAGTCCCAAATACACCGGTCGCAACCCGGTGCGGTTAACTCTCTAAAGAAAAAAGGTATTGTTTGAATTTGAATTTGGCCATTTGCACCGGTATTGATTACAATTAATGCAGGATTTTTAACACGTATAGTATTGTCATTGTCTGAAGCAATTTCAATACCAAGTATGTATCTACCAGCACCATCGACATATATGCTTATTTGTTCTTCCATAATATTATTATTATAATTGAAATAAATAAAAATCAACTTAAGAGTGAAAATAAATCTGTCTGCACAGCCTTATTAGGTATATGAGCTCTCCAACCTACAGCCTCATACATTCGTTCAATTGGTGCAAATATTGCTTTTTCAAAAACCTTATCGTAGTCAAGTTTGAAATACTTTGAAAGTTCTTGAGGCCATGAATATTTAAATGCTATTGCATCAATACCAAACTGGTTGGGTTTTTGAACATAGAAAAATCTAACCTTATCCCCTGAGCTTATTTTTTCGTAAATTTTATCAAGCTTATCTCTTTCAAGTATTTTATTGTAATAATATGCAGCTTTGCAGTGTATAGGCATACCTTTACATACAGTGAACTCATTACACTGTGCTGCATACTTTTCGTAATTTTTCATACCCATTACCGTTGCTACATTTTCAATAGGTAGTGTTTTAAAAGTATCATATACATGTTTAAGCGCATGATTAGCTTTTGCATAATCTTGCGTACTTAACATTATTTCCATAACCTCTTTAAGTAAAGGTTTAAGTGCAGTAGGTATTGAAGTGCGTACTACCTCAACGCCTACATATTTTGTTTTAGCTTTCTTTACACCTTCTTCGTCAAGAACATGTAATACATATCTTTTCTTTTGTAGAAAAACACCGACATCACCTATACATTCACGTTTAAATGAAAATCTACAGTCTTTACTGTTTAATTCACTTAAACCCCACTTTGTAATTTCCTTGTTAAGAAACGTAACAAGTTCATTCTCAATACTATACACTTGCTGACTAACATTACCATCTTTATCGATAAATGGGATATTTAATTTATCAATAAGATGTCTAATTGATATATAAGATGAATCTGTATCGTTATAAATTACTGGTGTATCTTTTTCAAGAACTTCAATAGGTATATTTGCTTTCTTGCTAATAAAGTTTGTTATAATACTATTACTCTGTTTAATAACACCTTGACCGGTAAGTGTAATAGATGAGGCAATATCATCATCACCAATAGGTGCCTGTTTATTACCAAAATAACCGTATATTGAATTAATAAAAATCTTAACAGTTAATTGTTTGGTGCCTAATCTTTGCACTTCTGCAGAAACTGTCTTATACTCAGGGTCGGTAGGTTTCAGACTTGCAAGATATTTTTTCCGATTGATATACTCTTTCTTAAACTCATTACGTTTAGCAAAGTAATAATCTACGATTTCCGGTACTATACCTTTTTCTTTTTGCGTAAATAAGACATTTGCTTTAGTAATAGCTATTTCATGGTCTTTTATAAATTTTTCGTATATAGCTTTACTAACTGTTTTTGTTTTACCGTTAGTAAGCTGTATACTATATTTATCATCTTCAACACCAACCAGTTTACCAATTTTAGTCTCAGGTGATAGATTAAGACTAATCATCACACTAGGATATAGACTAGTAGCGTCAAATGAGAATACATATTTTTGAAAACCTTGTTTAGGTTCACCTACATATGCACCTGGATTAGTATTATCAGGATCGTTACGTATAAAAGTAGGTATTATTTGATTACGATATCTACCTTTAACCGCCATTGCACCATTAATAACCGACAAACTACCCATTGCAGCTTCAAATGTAGTTAAACCTACATAGGCAAGCATTCTAACAAGACCTAAGTATTGAAGTTTTTCTTCAAGTTTAACAAGTAATCGCACGTCTTGCACGTTATACTCGACAAATTTTTCCCAATCTTTATCAGCTAAACCTACAAGATCAGTATTGGTAAATTTAACTTTAGTACCAACTTCTTCAATTTCACCTATATAATCTAATTTATAGGATTCACGTTCAGGTGAAAACCTTTTATATATATCAAGGTAATCAAGTAACGATACACCATCAACATACCACCTTATTTGTGGTCTACCAAATTTACCTAAAATATTTCTACTATAAACATTTTTTACAGGTGAAAGTCTACGCATTTCATCTTCACCTAAAATATTTGCACATCTATTAATAATGTATGGTAAATCAAAAAACTCAGAGTTCCAACCACTTAAAATATCAGGATAGTCTGATTCAATATACGTTAAAAAACTGTTTAACAAATCTTTTTCAGTACGGCAATATATGTAGTTGTGGTCTTGGGTTATACCACTATAAGGTTTAATACCCCATGTTACAAACTTTTTAGATAAACTATCATATATAGTAATAACGTTGATAGGGTGATTTGCTTTTGCAATATCAGGAAATCCGTCAGGTGAATATGTTTCAATATCAAGTAATAACATCTTGATAGGAAACTTTGAAAAATCTGGTGTTTCATTAACTTGCCAAAACCTATCAATTAAAAATTGTTGATAGTACGGTAAGTTTTCAAAAACTCTTGTTATATTGTTATCTTTAATAAACTTACTTCTATCATATTGCGATTTAAAATTGAGTTTCTTTAAAGGGGTTTTAAACAAAGAAACTGCAGTACCTTGTCTTTCGGTGGGTACCTCTACATAAAGATATGGGTGAAAAGTATGATCAACAGTAATGCGATTACCATTTTCATCCCATGTATACAAACGCATCATCTCTTCTCTAGGATGATACGTTATACTCCTATAACTCATGATAACTTATGATAAGTTATTTTTGTAAAATCATCAAGTTTTACTTAAAAATTTTCGTTCAATTGACCCGTATGGGTATTTATACATCTCAACAAATTTCATTATATTTCCCTCATTTTCTAAAA